GAATACCCCAGCAACACCGAGCATGTGGAACGGATGCATAAGGATATTGTGTTCTGCTTGGAATACGAACATGAAGTTAAAAGTACCAGAAATACCAAGAGGCATACCATCACTGAAACTCCCCTGTCCGAAAGGGTACACGAGAAAAACCGCTAGAGCTGCTGAGACTGGAGCCATGTAAGCTACAAAGATCCAAGGTCTCATACCTAAACGGTAAGATAGTTCCCACTGTCTTCCTGCATAAGCAGCCACTCCAATGAGAAAGTGGAATATAGTTAACTGATAAGGTCCACCGTTATACAACCATTCATCTAAAGTTGCGGCTTCCCAAATTGGGTAGAAGTGTAGTCCGATTGCGTTAGAGCTAGGGACGACTGCTCCTGATATTATGTTGTTTCCGTACAACAAAGAACCTGATACTGGTTCACGTATGCCATCTATATCAACTGGCGGTGCAGCGATGAAGGCGAGAGTAAAACATATTGCAGCAGCTAATAAGCAAGGGATCATTAAGACACCAAACCAACCGACATAAAGACGGTTGTTTGTGCTTGTAACCCACTCACAGAATCTCTGCCAGTTGGTAGAGCTGCTTCCTCTTGTTACTGAGATAGCTGCCATTAAAATATACCGGGAATTATTTGACCTGTTGTAGCGTAGGCACCGACTGCTGCTACAAATCCGAGCATTGCTGCCCAGCCATTAAATCTTTCTGCTTCGTTTGTCATAAAAGGATTGGTGTTAATTGGATAGTTTTCGATAACTCTTGCTGGAGTTTCGTTTGCGTAAATATTTTGTTTACCGTATTCGGTAGTTCTCATAATAGTTCGGGTTTGGGTAGGAAAAACATATGGCGAGGACGATGCGATTCGGGTCGCCACTATGTTTAATAATTAAAAGTTAAGATCTGACTGTTCTAGTTTTGCTATAACATCTTGCCTATAAGCTGGATCAGTGTCATATCGTGGATCTCCCATTGCTGATACGAGTTCAGCTTGTGATCTATAAACGTCGCCTGAACTAGAAGCTGGTTTGCCTTGTAGCATTCTTCCTTCGTAGCCATTGGCTTCGTTGTATTGTGATTGAAGTCCTTGGAAAGCAATGCCAATAGCTGCTGGATTTCCTGAATCAACTACAGAATCAAACGCGTCGATCTGGTTGTCAGGAAGATTACTTCCAGCCCACTCAATTACGTTGTCGTAATTAGCTTGTCCACCTGCTGCATTAACTACGCTATTTACCTGTCCTTCGGATAGTTGAATAGATTGTTGTTGTGCTTGAGGATTGTTAGCTTGAATTTCTAAGTAAGCATTAACTAAATCTTGACTACTCATTTCTGAGAATCTTTCTATAGTTTCTTCACTAAGAGTTCCATCATTTGCATAGTATTCTTCTGAAGCTTCGTTGATCAGACTGACCGCAGGAGCATCATCAGATACCTCTTCATCGCCTTCTTCTTCTTCTGCATATCCTTCGTCACTTTCTTCGTAGTCTTCTTCTTCTTGTCCAAGTTTTTTCTGTAATGATAAGTAAGCTTGTTCTAATTGTTCTGTATTTTCATATTTACCAGCTAGTAATCCTTCTTGTTCTGCTACTAGCTTCTCTCCTACCTCCAGAGAATCTTGTTCCTCTGCGGTTAAGACTTCTGTATCTGGAGAGTTATCACTTGTAAATGTTTCTGCCATTATTCAGGTTGTTCAATTGGTGGTTGTTGTTGTTTACTTGGATCAGCCATAGGTGCATTAGCAAATTGACCAGCTTGCTCTAATAGAGTCTGGTTCTGTTTCTCTTGCATCATCTCTTCCTTCTGTCCTGCTAGTTCTTGCTCAGTCTTAACAAGATTAAGTACATCAATACCTTGTGCAGCAGCTAGACGTTTGATAGCTTCCAGTGGGTTGATGAATTTCATCAATGATTCTGGTCCTAATGTCTGGGCAATTGTTTGCACGAACATAGTTAAAGCTTCTCTGTCTTGCCCTCTTCCTAAAGCATTAACACCAGCTACAATCGCTGGTCTAATAACATCTTTAGGTAACTTAGGTAGTTCATTACTTCTCTGTAAAACTAAAAGAGTTCTATCTAGATAAGGTATGAGGAAAGATACAGTTAACAAGCTGAAGATTCCACCGAGTTGTTGCTCGAGTTCTAACTGTGTAAGTCTTACTTCTTCTGCTGTTACTCTCTCTGCATTCCTTACGTTCATAACAAGGAAAGCTTCAAGCAATCTTCTCTCTATAGTCTGAGCCATTTGAGCTGCCGTTGAAAAATCTGCCGTCTTACCGACCTGCACGACTTGAACGTCTTCTGCTCTTCCCTGAACAATCGCACCGTTACCGGCTTTAGCTATCGTTGCAGGTTTTGTTGTCGAGGATGGTGATACTAAAAAAATAACTTTACTAGCAGCAGCCGCTCCCTCAACGAGAGCTTGTGATAATCCTTCAAGAGATTTGAGATCACCAAGGAACTCTTCTACTCTTCCACGTCCATACTGTTCTCCGTCTACTGAATTGAAAGTCAGGACTAACCATGGACTTGCATTCTTAGGAGCTGTACTTCTTGTGTTTGGAATTATCTTATCTAATACTTCTTGATGCCATACCCATCTGCCGTTCTCTAGTTTCACGTACGTATAAACTTCGACGTCATCAGTATGACTACCGTTAGTGTCGTCTACACCTGTATTAGGTTCTGGCTTTGGTATTTCATACCCAAGCACATCTCGACTTATCAATTCCTTTGTAACTATTTCTAGGACGTTACCATTTCCATCTCTATTAACGACATACCTAGTAAGTGGATAGTTTTTTATACCATCCTTACCCATAAATAAAAGAGCATTACCACCAACAATTAAATGTTTAAGTGCTTGGTGTATAACTACTCTGTCATTTGACGCAGCGATATAGTCCATGACCATTCGTTCCATCTTAGATAAAGAAAGATCTAACTCTCCTCTTGCATCTGGTGGTAAATCTTCACCTAACTTATCCTCTCTTACTTGTAGCTTAAAGAAGGATCCTTGTGGAGGTAGAATTGCCAGCATTAGTTTTGCTGCCAACCCTACAACACATTTGGATCCAACTGATTGCCACGGAATATTGAGAACTTCGTGTGTAGGTCTTGAAGATGTATCGTCTTGAATTAAATAAGGTAACGTGAGCTTTGAACAGTCAACGGCTTTGTCTAGGAATTGTCTTCGATCTGTTACCAGTTGATTGTATCTCTCACGAGCTAACATTAGTTAAGCCCTCCAGATGTCTGGTCTGTACCTGTATTTACTTTTGGATTTAATTTAATCCTTAATGAACCTGTACCTCTTGAGTACTGGTTTTTATTTTTATTACCACGATCATCTTTAGCTCTCTTTACCTGTGGGTTTACATCCTTAATTATTGGATCAGGTGGTGGAGCTGTAGGAGCTGGAGGTAATGGTGGTGGTGGAGCTGGGGGTAATGGTGGTGGTGGTGCGGATCCTCCGCCTCCAAATATACACATTAGATTTCGTCCTCTTCTATTGATTTGATGTAGTCAATTACGCTGGCTTGTCCAGCTCTATACATAATTGATTCGATTGGTTCTTTTGGATGGATAGGTTTCCACCCGAAGTTATCATCTAACTTCTTTAATAACTCATCAAGTCTGTCGTTGTGCAGCTTAAGAGTATTGAGGGAGATTGACATTCGAGTGCTCAAAAAAGGCAGGCATTCTAGCTGCCTTGGTCTGGGAAAATTCTGGTGCTTTGCCTTCGTACATAAGTCTGTCGCTGGCATCTAACCAAAATTTTTTGTCTAAATATCTATCGGTATTTTGTTTTAAAGGTTGCATTACCCAATTAATAGTTGCCTTTCTTAGTTTGTCTAATGACTGACTAGGTTTAAGTCCTAGCTCAGCACATACAAGAGAGTTTGCAGCGACATGCACTTGCTCGTCTCTAGATATATCCGCTGATACTGTTCTTAATCCTGCGTCACCACAGAATCTGAAGAAAGGAAGTAGCACAAAGAAGATTGCTCTCTCGGCTACTAATGCTTTTAATATTGTGTGATCTGGATGTTCTTCCCACGCTGCACGTAAGCGCAGTGCTTCAGCTTCGGCTTGGTCATCGACGCCTAGTGCGTTGGTGATATAGCCAAGAGCAAGATCGTGTTTAATCTCATCCTTAACGTTCGACTCTAGAAGTGCTCTAGCAGTGTCGGGAACTTCCTTATCAAGTGCTTCTGTAATAAACTCGCCAACTGGTAACTCCATATGGCGTATTGCAAGAGCACGGTAGATGGTCTCTTCTGCACCTTCTTTTAGTTTTCCTTTAGATGTTTGTACGGGTGTCCAAGTTCTTTTTCTGGACAGTAATTTTATATAGGGATTCATTGTTGACAGTCACATGCGATATCGTCAGGTTTATTGCTCATTATGTCTGCCAAGTAATCTTCAACTGAGGTATCTTCTAACGCTGCGTAAGCATCAGTCTTATCCTGTGTGTCTCCCATTACTTGTAAAGAATAATAGAGAGAAGTTTGTGGACTTTCTAGCCACTCTTCTATAAATGCCTCATCGTATGTCACCATGTCACTCCAACTGTTGAAGCTATAGCCATGAAGCAAGCCAGTATTATCGAGCATAATCATTATCTGATCTGCTACTAATTTATAACTCTCCCATCCGACTTCGGATGCGATCTCTACGTCGCCATATTTAACTTGCTCCACACCAAATGTACCTGAATCTCTATCAACTACTCTGCTAATAGGAGGTGCTATTTCTGGTGTAGATGTATTACCTTTTAGGTCTCTACTTCTGTAAGAACAACTAGCAGTAGGAGCTATAGCGAATGCTCTTTCCATTGTGTTCTCACGTGCTATGTTAGCCGCATCTTCTATGCCCAGAAAAAGTTCACGCGCGGCTAACCCTGCGTAACCCTCGTAGCTCTCACCGTTGTTAACAGCTTTAAGAGCTTCGCCAAACTGGGCATATGTAATATTGTTTTGAGCTAGGAAGTTAGCTAAGCCAAGCATTCCTAATCCTACTTGTCTGTCTACTTCTGGTGGGAGATATTCTCCAGACCCTCCAACGCCTGTCCGCCTATGGAGACTGCACAACTCGGACATGCCTTCACGGAAAGCCGAGCGTAAGTCGCCGATAAGACAGGCACCGAGATTGATATGCTGGAGGAGGCATGTTCCACGTGAGGGCAGGTATACCTCCAAACACACGTTCGATCTGATCCTGTTGCCATGTTTGTCATATTTTATTTTTGATAACCAAATGTCTCCTCTTGCAATTCCTCTAAGAATTGCTTTCTTTGTTCCATCTTCTGTATTATTCCAGAGCTCTGTTGTAAGATCGACTGTTCGTTTAATCCATGGGAGTTCTTCTCTGGAGACTTGCACGAAGTCAAGAATATCGGTGTGGTCAATATCAAGATGGGCAACCACCGCACCATTTTTATAGGTGCCACCCCTTCTAAGAATTTCATTTAATGTTGAGTATATTTTTGCGAATGAGACGGGTCCTGATGCAACGAGAGTATCAGTTCCCTTAATGCTTTTTGTTCCTGCGGGTCTAAGATCCGACAGGTGGACTGCAACGCCTGCTCCGTATCTGAGAGCATGCGATACAAATCTCCATGATGCTTCGATTCCATCATTACCTTCCATTGAATCTTCTACGTTGAAGATTGTGCATGACACGGGCAGACGTGTTTTTGGATTGTCAATCCATGATTGGACTCGACCAGTCCTAGCGATTTTGTTAGCCATTTATATGAGTGAATGTAAGTTTGGTTTTTTATAGTTAGGTCCTTTTAATACCTTTCCGTCTTCCCTGTAGATAGGATTTCCATCCTCATCTAGCTTGGAAAGATTGCTTTCATGTATTAACTTCAATGCTCTATCAAGATCCCAACCCATGTTGGCAGCGTATTGATAACAGACATACACAAGGTCGGCTAACTCTTTAAGACATTCTTCCTTGTACTTATCTGTATCTCTAAACAACATCCCTTCAGCTTCAATAAATTCTTGATACTCTTCAGTGATTAAGTCACATTGATACTGTCTTACTGGTTTGCTTTCAGAACTTTTGATTCTATATAGTCTTCTAAATTCCTGTGCTTGTTCTTGATTCGATTTCATTGAGTAAATAATGGGCAGCTTTTTTTAAATCTTTTAAATCGTCGTCTTTATATCCTGCGCGACATACATATTTGATTACGTTTCCAAGGTGATAGTTCAGGCTTTGATCTCTAATGAAATCCCATACTTCTATGTTTCCTCTCTGGTAGTAATCAGGACCTTCGTTTTTTTGCTTCATTTAGGAGTGGTGCAATTAAATTATTTAATTTGAAAACCTGTTCTTGTAACTTCATGTATAACTCCATCATTGTCTCCTTATCTATTTCATACAGAGCCAACTGGATCTCTCTCATTTCCAAGTCCTGATGGAGAGTTAATTTTGTAGTCTCGAACGGGTTCCCAGAGGATTGGTTCTTTTTTCTC